CCTACCATCCAAGCTACAGACACGGTGACTGCTACAATGACCTTGCCATCCGTATCGGGTATTGTACCAACACAAAACAGCACAACAGGTGCATTGACATTACCTACTGGCACAACAGGTCAACGACCAACAGCGGCTACTGGCTTAGTAAGATACAACAGCACATTGGGCGTGATGGAATACTACAACGGCACGGCTTGGTATAGTGTAACGAGCGCATTGCCTAAGACACCTGATGTTGAATACTTAGTAGTTGCTGGCGGTGGCGCTGGTGGTAGACTTCCATCCCAAGGCTATGGTAGTGGTGGCGGCGCTGGCGGCTTTAGAACAGCAACAGGTTTAGCTGTTACTGCTGGCTCTGCAATTACAGTTACAGTCGGTGCTGGCGGTACAGGCGGTGGCGCATCAACTCCCACAAGCGGTAGCAATTCAGTATTTGGGTCTATCACATCAGCAGGTGGAGGTTCTGGAAATACAATTCAAGGTAATAATAATCCTGGGATAGCAGGTGGCTCAGGTGGTGGTGGTGTTTCAGGAGGCGCAGGTGGTGCAGGAAACACTCCATCCACAAGCCCAAGCCAAGGTAATAATGGTGCAGCTGGTCAGGTTAGCGGTCCAGGCGGCGGCGGTGGTGGTGCGTCAGCAGCGGCTACTAATCAAAATGGTGGCGCTGGTACAGCTTCAAGCATATCTGGTTCTTCTGTAACCTATGCTGGCGGTGGTGGTGCTGGTAATAATGGTACTGGTGGAGCAGGTGGTGGTGCTTCTGCTGCTAGTGGTGGCGCTGCAGGTACAGCTAACACAGGCGGTGGCGGCGGTGGGGATACGCTTGCTAGCGTAACTGGTGGTGCAGGTGGCTCTGGTGTCGTTATCATCCGTTATGCTGATACATACGCATTGGCTGCTTCAACTACTGGCTCTCCAACAGTTACTACTGCTGGTGGCTATCGTGTCTACAGATGGACAGGTTCAGGTTCAATTACATTCTAAGGATTTACAATGGCTTATTTCGCTAAACTAGATGAAAACGACGTGGTGATTGATGTCCACGCATTAAACAACATTGAGATGCTAACCGCTGAAGGTGTAGAGTCTGAGGACATGGGTAAGGCTTTCTTTATCCGTTGGTCTAACGGTCACTCTAAGTGGGTGCAAACATCTTACAACGGCACTATCCGTAAAAACTACGCAGGTATCGGTTACACATACGACCGTGTTCGTGATGCGTTTATTGCACCTCAACCTTTCGCAAGCTGGACTTTAGATGAAGACACTTGCCAATGGTCAGCTCCAGTAGCTATGCCTACCGATGACAAAATATACGTGTGGGACGAGGCAACAACAAACTGGGTAGAAGCTGCATAATGGCAAACCTGCTGATTAAGGGAGCTACGTCAGGCACGACAACGATGGCTGCTGTGGATAACATCACGGCGACTATAACTCTGCCTGCGTCTACAGGTGTTTTCCCAATACAAGATTCAGCAACGGGTGCCTTGTACCTACCAGCAGGAACCACGGCTCAACGACCTACAGCAGCAACTGGTCAATGGCGTTACAACACAGACTTAGGTGTGCTTGAGTATTACAACGGCACTGCTTGGTATAGCACAACGGCAACAGCAAATGAAGCACCTTCTACAGTTGAATATTTAGTTGTAGCTGGTGGTGGCGGTGGTGGTTCAACTAAACTTCAAAGCCCAGCCGCAGGTGGTGGTGCTGGTGGTTACCGTACTGCTACTGGGTTTTCTGTAGCATCTGGTGTAGCTATTACAGTTACTGTCGGTGCTGGTGGTGCAGGGGGAGTATATACAACAACTGCAAACGGAGTAAATGGCGCAGATTCTATATTTAGCACAATAACTTCTACAGGTGGTGGTGGTGGCGGTTCTGACCAATACCCAAGCACTAATCCCGGCTCTAATGGTGGCTCTGGTGGTGGCGGTCATGGCGGTGCTCCTTCAGGTTCAGGAGGAACTGGAAATACCCCATCAACAAGTCCGCAACAAGGTTATAATGGTGGTTCAGGAGCAGGAAGCCCTTATTATCCCGGTGGCGGTGGTGGTGGAGCAAGTGCAGCAGGTTCTAGTGCAACTGGTAGTATTGGTGGCGCTGGTGGTAACGGTTCTACATCCTCAATTAGTGGTTCATCTGTAACCTATGCAGGTGGTGGTGGTGGTGGTTCAGGATATGGTGGTGGTAGTGGAACAGTAGGTGCTGGAGGTTTAGGCGGTGGCGGTGCTGGTAGCAATGTTACGGCTACTGCTGGTGTTTCAGGAACAGCAAATACAGGTGGCGGTGGTGGCGGTGCTGGTTGGAACGCAGTTCCGGGAGGTAATGGTGGCGCTGGAGGTTCAGGCATAGTAATCATTCGCTACTCTGATTCATTTAAAGCAGCCACATCAACCACAGGCTCACCCACAATCACAGTAGCTGGCGGTTACAGAGTTTATAAGTTCACCGGTAGCGGAACGATTACTTTTTAATTAAGGAAATATTATGTCTATAGTTTTAGATGGAACAACAGGTCTTGCTGGTGCTGCTACTGGTGCACTAAACGGCACACTAGGTGCAACTACTCCTAGTACGGTGGCTGCTACTACAGTTGTTGCTAGTGGAGTTATTACTGGTGCGTCATTTAGTGGTAGTGCTTCAGGTTTAACTGGAATAAATACCAACCTCGTTACTAATGGTACATTTGATAGCAATACTACTGGCTGGTCAACAAATCACTCTTCTATAGCAAGTGTTGCAGGTGGTATAGATGGAAATAATTGCCTTCAAGTTACAGCTACCGACACTTCTGGAGCTAATCAAGCAATAACTACAGTTAGCGGACTTACAGTTGGAAAATGTTACACATTTTGTGGTTCTGTAAAATCAGGAACATCAGGGAATCAAACATTTGAAATTGCAATTTACAACGCTGCTGCTACAGCAAAAAATGCTTTTATAACTGGTACAACTTCTTCTAACTGGACTACATACGCTGCTAGTTTTATTGCAACTGGAACATCACATACTTTTTATTTCAATAAAATATCTGCAACTATAGGAACAATGCTATTTGATTCAGCAATGATATATTAAGGATAATTAATGGAAAAGCTAATTGCTAAAGTAAACGCTTTTTTAAGCCAGTTCTGCATCGTGTGCAAAGTACCTTGCGACAAGCAAATGCACTTCATCTGTGGCTTTATCATAGCTGCTGTGTTGACACCGTTCATTGGTGCGTACTCTATTTTAGTAGTAGCTATCATCGCTGCATTAAAAGAGATATACGATGCACTACACCCTGACAAGCACACAGCAGACATATGGGACTGGGTGGCTACGAGTTTGGGTGGTGTTTTAGGTATGCTAATAATTACGTTACTTTAAGAAGAAAGAAATACTAATGATAAATATAGACCCAGTTGAATATGGCAAACTAATCTCAAAGGTTGATTCCCTTGAGAAAAAGATTGACAAGATGGAAAGTGCACTTGAGGAACTACTTGCCTTAGCTAACAAAGGTCGTGGTGGCTTTTGGGCAGGTATGATGATAGCTTCTCTAGTAGGAGCAGTTATATCTTACATCTCTAGGTACATTGTAGGACACTAGATGCAACTAACACCTCACTTTTCTCTTGCTGAACTAACAGTCACTAAGACTAAAATAGATAACACACCATCTAAAGAAGTAATAGAGGTCTTACGCACAACTGCTTTCTACATGGAGAAGGTGAGAGAGATACTAGGCAATGTGGCTATCACTATCAATAGTGGCTACCGCAGTCCTGATGTTAATGGTCAAGTAGGTGGCACTAGCAACTCATCACACACTTATGGGTATGCTGTAGACTTCACAGCCTATGGTCATACTCCACTTACTATATCTAATATCTTAAGTAAAAGTAATCTTAAGTTTGACCAACTAATCTATGAGAAGACTTGGGTTCATATATCATTTGACCCTCGTATGCGTGGGAATATCCTCACTCTCAAAGGTAAAGGTAAATATGTAAAGGGGATTGTATAATGTGGTCTGTCTTATTTCCAGCTCTACTACCAGCTTTAACAGATGGTGTTCGTGGTATCTTTGCTAAGTTTACAAAAGGAGCAGGTGGCAACCCTGTCAATGTAGCTGAACGCATACAACTTATGCAAGCAGAAACCGCTCGTCTACAAGCACTAGCAGAGATAGATAAACCATCAGGTGAACCTTCTATTTGGGTTACTAACTTAAGGTCTAGCTTTAGGTATATTGCAATTATCATTATTTGGTTAGCGACAGTGGCTGCTGTATTTACTCCTACTGTACCCGAAGCCATAACTTTAATTATGTTAGATTTAAGTGGGGCTTGTATGAGCTTCGTTATTGGTGAACGTATGTATTTAACTTTAAGGAAATAATTATGCCAATGGTCGGAAAAAAGAAATTCCCATACACAAAAACAGGTAAAGATGAAGCTGAAATGTATGCTAAGAAAACAGGTATGAAAAAGAAACCAGCTCCTAAAAAGAAAAAGGGTATGATGTAATGGCTATCAAAAAGGGACAAGAAACTTTTAGTGGATATAATAAACCTAAACGTACTCCTAGTCACCCTACTAAATCTCATGCTGTTTTAGCTAAAGTAGGAGATAAAGAGAAACTAATTCGCTTTGGTCAACAAGGCGTTAGTGGTGCTGGTTCTGCTCCTAAGACAGATAGTGAGAAAGCAAGACAGAAGTCTTTTAAGGCTCGTCATGCCTCTAATATTGCTAAGGGTAAGATGAGTGCTGCTTACTGGGCGGATAAGGTTAAGTGGTAATTAATGTTGCAAGATAAATTTCAAGCTATACGAGATTCTGCTGAAGCTGACCTATCTACTTTTATTAAGTTAGTAGCTCCCCACTTATTACTAGGTTCAGTACATTATGAACTAATAGAGTGGTGGAATAGACAAGATGCTAAAAGTAACCAGTTAGTACTACTACCTCGTGGTCACATGAAGAGTAAACTAGCTGCTTATAGAACTGCTTGGTGGATTACTAAGAATCCAGATACTACTATACTTTATGTATCAGCAACTGCAGACTTAGCTGAGAAACAACTATATGCTATTAAGCAAATCATTGACAGTCCTATCTACTTAAGGTACTGGCCTGAGATGATTAACCCTGAAGAGGGTAAGAGAGAGAAGTGGGCTGTAGCAGAGATATCAGTAGATCACCCTAAACGTAAGACTGAGGGTATTCGTGATGCTACATGTAAGGCTGTAGGTCTAACCTCTAATACTACTGGTTTCCATGCAGACGTTGTAGTACTAGACGATATAGTAGTTCCAGGTAATGCTTACACTGAAGATGGTAGAGATAAAGTAGCATCAGCTTACTCACAACTAGCTTCTATTGAGAACCCAGGAGCTATGGAATGGGTTGTTGGTACTAGATACCACCCTAAAGATATTTATAATACAATGGTTCAAATGAAAGAATCTTTGTTTAATGCAGATGGGGATTTAGAATCAGAAGAAGAAGTGTATGAGCTTTTTCAAAAGGTTGTAGAAACTAATGGTGAGTTCTTGTGGCCCAAGCAATCTAGACCTGATGGTAAGACCTTTGGGTTTGATAATAAAGAGTTAGCTAGGATTAAAGCTAAGTATATTGATACTACTCAGTTCTATGCTCAGTATTATAATAACCCTAATAGTCTTGAGAACTCTAGAATAAATCAAGAGAAGTTCCAATACTTTGAGAGAAGTCTTCTTAATAATAGAGAAGGTGATTGGTACATAAAAGATAGAAAACTTAATGTATATGCAGCTATTGACTTTGCGTTCTCATTAAGGAAACAAGCTGACTATACTGCATTAGTAACTATTGGTGTAGATTCTCAAGGTAACTTCTATATTTTAGAGATAGATAGATTTAAGACAGATCGTATTGTTGAATACTATAATCACATTGTAGCTGCACAAGAAAAGTGGGGTTTTAGAAAGTTAAGAGCAGAGATTACAGTAGCTCAACAAACTATTGTAAAAGAGTTAAAAGAGAGTTACCTTAAGCCTAATGGTATCCCTTTATCTATAGATGAACATAGACCTACTAGACATCAAGGAGATAAAAATGAGCGTATTAATGCTATACTTGAGCCTAAGTATGATAACCTACAGGTATGGCACTATAGAGGCGGTAACTGCCAAAGTCTTGAAGAAGAACTAGTAATGAATCATCCTCCACATGATGATATTAAAGATGCACTAGCTAATGCTATTGCTATTGCTGTAATACCTAAAGTACACATGGGATCTTTCTCTATAGGAAAGAATGTAGTGACCCATAGTCGCTTTGGTGGTGTAAGTTATTAATTAAGGAATAATTATATGGCAGGTAAAGTCGCACAAATTAGAGAGTTACTAAATAGAGATACTATGGCAAGAACATTGTCAGGTCTCTATAATAACTGGTGGACACAGCGTCGTGAAAAAGAAGCAGAGTGGAGAGAACTTCGTAACTACCTATTTGCTACTGATACTACCACTACTACTAATAGTAAACTTCCTTGGAAGAATAAAACTACTCTTCCTAAACTTACACAAATTAGAGATAACTTGCATGCTAATTACATGGATGCTTTGTTTCCCAATGATAACTGGTTAAAGTGGGAAGGTTATAATCTAGAGGCAGTTACAGCTAAGAAACGTATTGCTATTGAAGCTTACATTAAAACTAAACTAAGAGAGTCTGAGTTTAGAGAGACAGTATCTAAGTTACTATATGACTTCATTGACTATGGTAATGTATTTGCTGATGTTACTTTTGTAGATAAAAAACACATAGACCAAGTAACTGGTGAAGAAGTAACTACATACAGAGGACCTAAGTTAGAGAGAGTTTCTCCCTTTGATATTGTATTTAACCCTACATCTAGTTCATTTAAAGACTCTCCTAAATTCACACGCTATCTTAAAACAGTAGGTGAACTAAAGAAAGATCTATTAACTCGTCCAGATCTTAACTATGATAAAGCTGCTTTTGATAAGGCTATCAATGCTCGTAAGAATATCTCTGCCTTTAAAATGGAAGATGTTAATAAAGCAGAAGCTTACTTATTCGAAGGCTTTGGCTCACTTCAAGAGTACTATCAATCAGGTCTAGTAGAGATACTAGAGTTTGAAGGTGACCTCTATGACGAAGTAAATGATACTCTACATGAGCGTCGTATTATCACAATCATAGATAGATCTTATGTTATTAGAAACATAGAGAATCCTTCTTGGTTAGGTAGAGATACTAAGCATCATGTAGGTTGGAGAGATCGTCCAGATAACCTATATTCAATGGGTCCTCTAGATAACTTAGTAGGTCTACAGTATCGCTTAGATCACTTAGAGAACTTAAAGGCTGACGCTTTAGATCTAACAATCCATCCCCCACTAAAAATTAAAGGTGATGTAGAGCCCTTTGAATGGGGTCCAGAAGCTACTATTCACATACCAGAAGATGGTGATGTAGAAGCTATGGCTCCTAATAGTGCTGCCTTCCAAGTAAACAATGAGATTGCAGCTTTACTAAATATAATGGAAGAGATGGCAGGTGCTCCCAAAGAAGCTATGGGTATCAGATCTCCTGGTGAAAAGACTGCTTTTGAAGTACAACAACTTCAGAATGCTGCTGGTAGAATCTTCCAACACAAGGTAAATAAATTTGAAGTAGAGTTACTTGAACCTGTTATTAATTCTATGTTAGAATTAGCTAGACGTAACATTGATTTAGTAGAGATAGCAAAAGTAATTGATACTGATCTAGGTGTAGCTGATTTCTTATCTATTACTAAAGATGACATTACTGCTAAAGGTAAACTACGTCCTATTGGTGCAAGACACTTTGCAGCAAGAGCTCAACTAGTACAAAATCTATTAGGTGTATTTAATAGTCCTATAGGTCAACAGATTGCTCCTCATGTTTCTGCTAAACGATTAGCTCAAATGGTAGAAGAGTATATGGGTTTTGAACAGTATGACTTCATACAAGAGAACGTAGCTGTATTTGAGCAAGCTGAAACTCAAAAGTTAGTTAATCAGGTACAACAAACTCTTCAAGTAGAACAGGCTACTCCTGTCGAAGAAGATATGTTGATGCCTCAATAAAAGACTTGACTTTTGTATATTTGTATGTTATAATAGAGTTATGGATTTAAAATCAGAGAAAGCAAAAGATTTAACTAAAAGAGAAGTATTTATCTTACTTAAAGAATATCTAGAAGAACAGATTGAGTTATCTAGACGTAAGACTTTATCAGAAGATAACTTCTCTTTGCCAAGTTGGTCTGAGTTTCAAGCTTATCAATTAGGAATCCAAAGAGCTTATTCTAAGCTTAAAGAAGCAATACCTGACCAAGGAGAAGGCAAGTGAGTAATGAAAATATTTTTGATAATCAGACCCCTGAAAATCAAGAACCAGTAGTAAACCAAGCACCACAATTTCAGATTCCGACAGAAGCTTCTGAGTTAGTTGGAGCGGGTAAGAAGTATCAATCAGTAGAAGATGCACTTAAATCTGTACCTCATGCACAAAAGCACATTCAGACTTTAGAGACTGAGTTAGCTAATGTAAAAGAAGAATTAAGTAAGAGAGCTACTACTGAAGAACTACTTCAAGAAGTAAGATCAGGACTAACTAGAGAGGCACCACCTCAGGCAGTAGACTTTGATCAAAATAGATTATCTCAAATTGTTGAACAAACATTGGATAATAAAGAAAAACTTAGAGTAGCTAAATCTAATGCAGGATCTGTTGTTTCTAAATTTACTGAAAAGTATGGAGAGAAAGCAGAAGAAGCTTATTTAACTATTGCTAAGGAATCTGGTTTAACTGTTCAGCAATTAAACTCTTTAGCTGCAAGCTCCCCAGGAGCAGTACTAAAGTTAGCTGGTTTAGGTACCCAACAGTCTACTCCTGTAGCTACCCCTCAGGGAACTGTTAATACACAAAGTGTAGGTAATACTCAAACTAATGCTAATCTAACATCTAGAGTTCCTAAAGGAGCTACAACTAGAGATATGGTATCTGCATGGAAAGTAGCTGGCGAAAAGATTAAACAAACAGCAAATACTTAATATTTAATTAAACAAAAAGGAATAACAAAATGTCACAATTAACAAGTAACACAACTGCTTTTATTGAAGCACAGCAATACTCACAATTTATTTTAGATAACTTGCATGACTACTTACTACCTGAAGGTATGTGGAGAGATGTATCTGACTTCGGTTCTGGTACAAACCTTAACATTAAAACAGTTGGTACTGTAACTCTTCAAGATGCAGCTGAAGATACTCCATTAGTATTTAACCCAATTGATACTGGTACTATCTCTTTAGCTATTACTGACTACGTTGGTGATGCTTGGAAAGTATCTGATGATCTACGTGAAGATGGTTCACAAGTAGATTCATTGATGGCTATGCGTGCTATGGAATCTACTCGTGCTCTAGGTGAGAACCATGAGTCTCGTTTCTTAGGCGTAGCTGGTACTGCTCAAACTGCAGCTAACGTAAACTTAGTAAATGGTCGTCCACATCGTTGGGTTGCAGGTGGTGCTTCTGCTTCTACTCGTGTTATGACTCTATCAGATTTCATTGCTATGAAACTAGCATTTGATAAAGCTGGTGTACCTGCTGGTGGTCGTATTGCTATTGTTGACCCAATCGTTGAAGCTACTTTAAATAGCTTGACTAACTTGGTTAACGTATCAAACAACCCAATGTTTGAAGGTATCGTTACTGAAGGTTTCTCTCGTGATCACAAATTCGTTAAGAACATCATGGGCTTTGATATCTGGACTTCTAACTACTTGCCAGTTAAAACAGCTACTGAGGCATTGAATGCTTCTGCTTATGGTCTAGCTAATGATACTGCTGAGATTGGTGACGTTGCCAACGTATTTATGAGTGTTGCTGATGATAGCACTAAACCTATCATGCATGCATGGAGACGTAACCCAGTAACAGAAGGTTGGAGAGATAGTGAAGAACGTGCTGATAAATTCCAAGTAACTTCACGTTTTGGCTTCGGTGCTCAACGTTTAGATACTCTAGGTGTTATCTTAACTAGTGGTACTACTTACTAAGTATTAGTGGTAGGGGGTTATTTAGGTAACCCTCTTCTCTAAATCTTAAATCTAATTATTAAAAGGAAATAAAATGACTTTCGAAATTGATGCAAAACGTGGCGTTGCAAACCACTATGGTGTTCGTACTACTAACCAGAAATTTGGTGGTCAAGTAGATGACGATCTAATTAAAACAGCTGCTTGGACATTCTCATACAGCGATCTACCTGCAGGTGGTACTAATAAACTTCAGTATTCTATCCCAGCTTACGCTAAGATTTTGAATGCTCGTTTAGAAATCATTACTGCTTTCACTTCTACTTCTACTACTACTGATTTAACAGTAGGTTTAGAGCAAGCTGATGGTACTGATATCGACTTAGACGGTTTGGTAACTGCTGCTAATGCTACTCAAACTACAATCGGTGCTGTAGGTTTGATTACTGGTTCTGGTGCCTTAGTTGGTGCTTCTATCGGTGCTGCTGCTGGTGAAGTTGTAGTAACTCCTTCAGAAGCTGACTTACTAACTGGCGAAGCTCGTTTAGTAGTTCAATACTTACCAGTTGCTCCTTAATAACTAGGTAAT